GTCATAAGTCTGGTCGGTGTTTTCTTTGGAGTTTATTATTCGGAAGTTAGAGAAGTTTCCGCTGTAAAATTCCTTATCAGTTTCATCATATGGTTCCACGCTCCACACTAAATTTTCTCCGTTAAAATATCCTCCAGAATATTCGACTGAAGTGTTGGAGTTTCCATCCACATTTACGCCACTGTTGATGTACCCTGTTATTACATAATTATCAAAATCTAGTTGATTGCCGGTGGGTGCGTCGAAGTCCGCGTTAGCAAAATAGGATTGATCAAATGGATAGCCCGTCTTGAAGAAGATCTGAGTGTTAACCCCGCTTCCCCCTAGTTCAAAATCGGATCGATAGTCTCCTGTCGTGGTGGTGGTATGGGCTCCACTGAAGTATAAGGTTTGCAGGTTGCTTCTCTTGAGTTCTCTTATTTCGCTTGAGTTTAGCCCCTCTACGCTAGCGTCATAGTTGTATGTTGGGGTAAGTAGGGAGAATTTGTAAGCTTTGTCCGCGGTGAAATTCGAGGCTGAATCTAATATAACACTATTATATGCAGTATTGCCTATAACGCTTTCACCGGGATCGGCAGCGAATGCCAGTCCGTTAACTATGTTGGTTCTGCCGCTATATTTCAGCGGGCTTATATTGTTATCATAAATTTGAACTATATCGCCGGGTTTAAGATAGGCTCCTGCTGTTCCCATTTTAAAACTTACCGAATCTGTTTCGTCTTTTTCGCTCGCCAATATCCACAGCCCAAACCTTCGGGCTTGGCCCCGGCTTGTGCACCCTATAGCGGCGGTTTCTATTTGGCGGATGCCGTATTTCTTGATTGCTTCTTCGTCAGAAACATATTCTATGGCGGGTTGGAAAAAGTTTCTTTTATCGATGTACCTAACGAGAGCCACCGTATGACGAGCTTTCTTGGCGGATGATGCGTACGTAAAGTCTCCGTCAACCACATTCGAGTTATTAAGTTGGTAAATGGGTTTTTTGTAGGCGTCCTGAACTGCAAAAACCAAACCGTTTGAATAATAGGTTAACCCACGAAAGGCCGACGCCAAATCGTTCATTAACTTGTACGCTTCCTCTCTCGATATTATAAGATGGTTTAGGGTAAATCGTGGTTCAACCGACCCGTATCCGTCAGGCACAAGGACATCGCAATACTGGGCTATTTCATACAAAGACCATTTGTCTATTTCCGATTCTTTTAAATACCCCCCTAATCCGTATCGTGGGTTTGTGAGCATATCGTAAAAACACCAAGCTGGGTTATCACACCACACTTTCTGTTCTACAAAGTTTCCATCCCAAAAATTGTTAGGATCAGTTCCGTAATTATTTGATGGATTGGTGGTGGGGCTAATCCCCCCGCTTTGACCGTAGGTTTTCGTTATAGGGTCATAATTATTTGGTATTTTTATTTTTTGCAGTTTCGTATCGTAAGCGCGAGCGGGAGTTCGACTGAAATTGGATGCATCAAATTTAGAATATACCATTGCGCTGAAGGGATAGCGCAGTTTGGTTCCGTAAATTTCTACGATTGAGTCCACAAAAGTTACCGCCCTAAAAAAGGAGGTAAGCGGTTCGGGGGTAAGCCTTACTATTCTTATTCTCCACCCGTCGAAACCATCCTCGTCTTTGTAATCCCCTGCTCCGGCCTCTAGATTTATTTTTGTTGAACGAACGTATCCTTGATCTATTTTACCGAACACCCTTTCTGTCACTGGGCCAAACCATTTAGTTTGTCTTTTCTTTACGTCTACTTTGGTGTTAGCGGTTGGGTTTTTAAACTCACTGTCCGAAGGCATGTTGAATTTCTCATCAAAAACGGGCTGATAATATATCCAGTATTCTACCGTACGGGCTTTTATATCACCGTACCCTACCGCAGCGTTGCCTTGGGGAGCTAATTGGCGGTTTCTTTTGAAGGTTTTTGGAGCGTTTTCATTTCGAATGCTTTCGCTAAGAGCTGATACTTTTATATTAACGATTAACGAACTGCATTCGCGGTTGAGTACAGTATAGGTCTTGGCGTTTTTATCTATTTTGGTTCCGTCTTTTAATTCTGCGCCAGCTGTGAATGACGGAGCGTTGGCGTTTCCTTTGATATCGGGCCCATAGAGCCTTTCCCCTATGTTTCGGTTAACGCTTAGGTCTAAAATCTCAGAAGCACTTAATCCTCCCATATTGGCATTTAAAGCGGGTAAGCTTCCTTCGGGTTCGCCATTGACCCATTCGACATTAATACTTTGGAAATTATAATAACCGTCTTCGTCAACAACCGGTACTTGGTTCCAATAGATGGATCGCAAAAAGCCTAACTCTGGATCTGAGGTGGTTCCTTTAGCGGTGTAGCGGTTATTGGGGTCATAACTTCCGAAAGGGGAACCTTCGTCCGGCGTCACTACTTTTTGGTATCCAGTTTCACCTTTCGTTCCATAATAGTCGTAACGCCCACTTACAATACCGTGTATGGGGCCTTCACACAGTAAATCCGCAACTTCTACATGGGATTCAGAAACAACGGGGATGCCGGTATTTCCACCGCTTGCGACAGCTCCTATGTCAGTTACCTGAGGTCTTCCTTGTTCTACATATTCTCCCATTTAAATTTTTTTTCCTTATCCTGTGGGACCTCCCGTCCAGTCCGAATCGTGTTGTACTCGTCGTTTCAAGCGTTCTCCTGCTGACGGATTGGTTACCTTATACCTTAGTCCGTAGCTAGTATCCCCCCATGTATCGTTTAAGAGAATGTCTGCGGCTGTATCGAGATTATCCAGAGAGGTCTGAATGACATGACTTCCTACTAGAAGTCTGCCGTACCCTACAAAAACAGGGCCACCTTCCCTTACGGTATTTTGGGGACCACTAAACATGTAGGAGGGTTTCCCTCCCCCTTCAATTTCTCTTACGTCTTCAAATTTAGGGGTGGGGGTAAGGAGGTTAGATACCCCCGCCGCTAACAATCCTATACCCGCCATTATTAAATATGGATTGGTTGTCCATGCTCCAATAGCTATTAATATAATTCCGGCAATTATTGCGAAAATAGATTTTGAGTCCGCCTTTTTCTCCTGAGATGACTCACCTTCCATTACCGGAACTATATCGATTGTTTTAAGCTCTTTAAACTTCATCGCCAGTTCTGATGACCTGATTCCCTCTTCGGTGTTTGGGTCTTTGCCTTCTTCTACCAAGAAATCTTTTTTGTTTATTAATACCCTGTATTTAATATTTTTCTCGTCATTTTCTATAAGAGATTTATAGAGCGTTTTGCAGTTGGCCTGAATCCCTCTCATAGCTTCTCCCACGCTGCTTGCAGCCAAGTCAAAATGTTGTCTTCCTACCTGTTCCGACAGGACACCATGCAAAGTTATGTGTGTTAGTTTTCTCATTGGGGTCTATAGGCGTAAATTATTCGGTTGGAAAAGGAGGTGCTCACCCTTTCTGTAGTAACATGTTTGTTTCTGGGGTGATGGATAACCATATTATTTCCTAAATACACTGCTAAGTGAAGTGGAGTATCGTTTTCCCTCAATCCTATCACTAAAATATCGTTCTTTTTTAAGTCCTCCATTTGGGATACAGCTACCTTTAGGAAATCTTTTTTGGTATAAGATACCGCTACTTCGTCAATAAGGTCTATAGCTTTCTGTAGGTTTTCTTTTTGAGCTCCAAAAGAATAAGCTTCACACACCTCCTGAGGAAGTTTAGCCTGTGTGTTTTTGTTTATATAGTCTCGGACCAAAGTAAAACAGTCGTTTACCCCCACCTTAAAGGGTTTGTTGAGATACAGAGTCTTGTGCTTTTTGGGGTTAAATTCCCGAAAAGAATTATTTTTAATGTTAAACATTATGTAGCTAACATTGTGATAGGAGCTGTTTGTCTTGTCCGCTTCTGAAAACTCCTCTTCTTCTAGGTGGGAATGATAAACGCTTTTTATTTTTCCTCGGGAGGAGCACTTCAGGTAGTCCAGTGGGTCTAGGGAAAAGCTGGTTAGCGGGGAAGTGGAAATGTTTCGGCATTTAAAAACTTTATAGGCGGTATCTTTTTTAACTATCAAACCACAGCACTCGTTTGGGGAGTCTTTCAAGGCGTGAGACTTAATGTGTTCTTTTATGTGTTGTGTTAGTTTCATTGGGACCTAAAGGTTTGTTGTATTTGCGTAGCTGCAGGAAACCCCCCGTAAGGAAGGCCACCCGATCTGTCCGGCGCAGCAGCTCCCCCTATAACACAGTCGGGCCCTTTGATTGCTCCGCCTTTGATTCCCCACCTTAAACGGCACCCAGTAAGGCTTTTCGAGCATTGGTCCGCTATCCAGTAAGAGGAATGGGGAGGGGGGAATCCTGAGTTGGCTTTTTTGCAGACATAATAATATTTCAAATCATCTTTTAATGTATAAACGTAATGTCCTATCTCGTACTGAATAGAAGTATTCCATGCTCCTTTGTCATCGAATTTAGATTTTTGGAGTTGGGGGCCTAACGCTTCGGTTATTTTTTCGTCATTGTCGGTGGCTACTGGCGGGGCTTCACTGGGTAGCAGGGTGTTTCCGTAGTCGCCATAATTTAATCCAGCCTTGTTTAAAATTGGCGGTCTTGAAGTCACCTTATTGAGGGTAACGTCGGTTATCTTCCAGTTTGCGTATTCGCTGTTGTATGCTACCAACATGGCATTGTTTCCCGTTCCCGTGGCGTTATCGTCAACTGTAAACCTCAATATATTGGTTCCTTCTTGTGTGGCTGCTGTCCTTTGTGACCACCCTTGCTTCCATCCTACTTTACTGTCGATATCAATGGCGTTTTGAATTTGAAAATGGGGATACTCTACGCTAGAGACGTTAAGAAAAGTAAAATTAAATTTTAATTCATATTCTTCCTTGGGGACCACGGGAAAAGCGGGAGAGTTGGCTACTGAGAAGTTTACATTGTGTCCACTCGGTCCCGCATTTCTTATGGCGGCGGTTATTCCTGCGTTAGATGTATTGCTGGTGAGAGTGTCGTAGCTATAATCTATTGTTCCCGTTTCGTCGTCCTGTATTGTGGCGCTTAAAGTTCCGTAAAGTCGCTCAGATCCAACTACGTACTGGCTGGACGGGGGAGAGACCGATATATCATCACTTATCGTAAACGTCGCACCGCTTGTAAAGTTAATAACGTAGCCCGTATGAAAAATGTTGTTGATGGGGTCTACCCTTATACTGCTTCCAATATCTAAAGAAATGCCGTCAGCTACTACTTGGTCTCGGGCGCTTGCGTTAGTCCAGTTTCCTGCCCCGCTTCCAGCCCAAACCGATGACACTGTTTTGTAGCTTTCGATCTCGTACTTGTGTTGGTACCAACATCCGGGCCCACGGTAATCAAACATGCAACGGTTAGCCAATATCATTCTTTTAGGAATTTGTATTCCTTCCAAGTCTAAATTGGAAGAAAGCTGGTATCTTAAAATTGATTTATTTTCAGATTCTTTTCTCTCTATATAGTATATATCGCGAGGAAGCTCCGCATAAGGATCCGGTTCAAAGCCTAACGGTATTTCCGCCAAATTCTCCGTAGCCATATCTTGTGACACGGTTGGAGAA